TGATTTAGCGGCCAAGGTTGATGCGAACATTGAGCCAAAGAAGGAAGCACGCGCAGGTGGCTTTATTGTTACAAGCGAGCAACTTACTTACTCAGAGAGATCAAGCAATGATTTCTTAACAGATGCATTAAAAGCACAATTTAAAACCGATGGTGAAGCCAGTGCGCGTATTGCACGCCATCAACAGGAAATGGCAATTGAAAAGCGTGCAGTTGGTACATCCAATTTTGCAGGTTTAGTAGTGCCACAATACCTAGTTGATCTGTATGCACCATTAGCACGCGCAGGTCGCCCATTTGCAGATGCCGCACGCAAGCACCAATTACCCACCCAGGGCATGTCGGTCGTCATTAGCAAGATAAATACTGGCACGACAACGGCGTATCAAACATCACAGAACACAGCCGCAGTATCACAAGATATTGCAGACAACACCCTTACTGTAAATGTAAATACAATTGCAGGCCAACAATCAGTATCTAAGCAAGCATTACTACGCGGATACAACATTGAGGGAATTGTTCTAGGTGATTTGATCCGTGATTATCACACTAAGTTGGATAACTCACTTCTTAACGGATCAGGATCAAATGGTCAGCCATTAGGTCTATTAAATATGACCACTGGAGTGCTAGTAACTTACACTGCTACAACAGGTACAGTTGCAGGTCTATATCCAAAGATTGCAGATGCAATCCAACAGATTCAAAGCAATATCTATGTAAACCCAAATGCAGTAATCATGCACCCACGCCGTCTAGGATTCCTATTGGCCGGTGTTGATGGTTCAAATAGACCATTGATTGTGCCACAAGCGTACAATCCAATGAACGCAATGGGTACAGGTAACGGCGCACCTGCATACGGTAACTCAGGTTACTCAATTCTAGGTTTGCCAATTATTGTGGATGCAAACATCTCAACAGCGCAAGGTGCTAGCACAAATCAAGACACAATTTTTGTGGTTGATTTGAATGAAGCACATCTGTGGGAAGAAGCAGCCGCACCTACCTATGTTACATTTGAAGAGCCATCAGGCAAGGTTGCAATTAATATCGTTCTATTCGGTATGTCAGCATTTACCGCAGAGCGTTATCCAAAAGCAATCGCACAAATTAACGGTACAGGTTTAGCAACACCAAGTTTCTAAACTAATGAGTTTCCAGGCCGCTACCCTTCCAGTGGCCTGGATTCTAACTATGATCGGTATTTAATGAATGGAGTTTGTCTAATGTCCCAGGGCAGTACAGGATTTGGATACCGATCATGGCTATAACAAATGGATATGCAACATTAACTCAAATTAAAAATTACATGTCTATATCAGATAATACTGACAATGATCTGTTAGAAGATTTAATTGAATCGGCATCAAGGTCAATTGACCGGATGGCTAACCGTAGATTTTATTTAGATGCCACCGCATCCGCACGGCTTTACCGTGCGTACTCAGATATTTTTGTTTATGTAGATGATATTGGTACTACATCTAATTTGTCTGTTGCCTTAGATATAAATGGCAATGGTACTTATACAAAAACTTTAACTTTAAACCAAGATTACATTTTAGACCCATTAACCGCAGCATCCTTAGGCCGGCCTTTTACTCAATTAACTATGGTATCTAATACCGAAACCTGGCCAATATTCCCAGGGCTAACCCAAAATGGTTTGCGCCCAGGCGTTCAAGTAACTGCAAGATGGGGCTGGCCGTCAGTGCCGGATGATATAAATATGGCTTGTTTAATTCTTACAGCCGATCTATACAAGCGCAAAGATGCGCCTGGTGGAATATTAGGATTAGGTGATTTAGGCGTTGTCAGAATGTCACCAATTGGTAGAGATGTCACGGCAATGGTTAGGGCATACAAAAAAGAAGTTATTGCATGACCCCAAGCACCGTCAGAGATAATTTAAAAACCGCATTGCAAGCAATAACCGGTTTGCGTGTTTTTGATTACGTGCCGGATTCTACAAATATCCCAACAAACAATGCTTTTGCAATTGTTGGCCAATTAACTATGAATTATGACTTTACATTAAATAGAGGATTTGATTCTGCAACCTGCCAAGTTATTGTTGTAGTAGGCAGAATGAGTGAAAGAAATGGACAAGAAAGATTGGATGGACTACTTGCTTCATCCGGTTCAACTTCAATTAAAACCGCAATTGAGGCTGATAAAACATTAAGCGGTGCTGTACAAACGCTCAGGGTTGTGTCTGCAAGCCCTGGAACAATTACTTCCGCTAATATTGACTACCTAAGTTATCAATATTCGGTTGAATTGATAGGTTAGTAAGAGAGGAAAAACTATGGCCATATTTATGGGTAACAAAGTTGCCGTGATTGTAGGTACAACTACTATTACTGATCATGTCAGCACTGTAAGCCTTGCACGTGAAATTGATCAAGTAGAGATCACAGCAATGAATGACAATGTACAAAACATGATAGGCGGGATTGAACGCCCGACATTAAATCTTGAACTGTACAACGATTTCGCATCAGCATCAGTGAACGCACTGTTTGAAGATGCACTAGGTTCAAAACTTAACATCAAATTAATACCAGTATCAGGTACGGTAACTGCTACCAATCCAAGTTACACAATGTCATGCTTGATTTCATCATGGACACCTGTAAATGGTGCTGTTGATGCAGTAGCAAGCGTTTCCGTGTCGCTTCCTGTAACTGCATTAACAAAATCAACAAGCGCGTAACAAAGGAAAGGTGGGACAATGCACAAGATTGAGATTGTTAAAAAAGATGGTAAAAAAATAACCTATGATCTTACGCCATCGGCAAAGGTGGCTTTTGAATCCGAATTTAAAACCGGGTGGCGTAAGAGATTAGGCGAACTACAAATGGAATCGGATTTGTGGTGGTTTGCCTGGCGTTTAGAAAAAGATGCCGGAAAAACAGACTTAGCCTTTGGTGATGAATACATCAATCAATATTCCGATATTGATTTATTGTATGATTCAAAAAATGGATAGACCGTCACGGCCAAATTTACGAAATCGCATCTGTGGCGGTTGCAACCGGTATCAGCCCTAAAGATTTATTAGAAGTTGATCCAGCGATTTACTCAGCAATAAAAGCCATCTTGCAAGAAAAATATTACAACAACAAGAAGGCAACAGTTAGGCGTAAATAATGTTAGTGCCGGATAGATCATTAAAAGCAATCTATGTTGAAAACTTAGATAACTTAATGGACAAAATGAAAAAAATGGATGCCGATTTACAAAAAGAGTTTAAAAGAGAATTGAATAAATCGGTAAGACCAGTTGCAAAATTAGCCCAAAGTTTTGTACCGCACTCGCCATTTCCAGGATGGCGAGATGTAGAGCCTTCATATCCACCGGCATGGGGCTGGGCTAATGACAAAGTACACAGGGGTAGAACAATTGGCGAAAATAAAAGAAGCCGTTGGAAATGGTCACAATCCGAAGTTGTTGCCGGAATTAAATTAAGTAGTGCTAAAACAAAGGTACAAAGAGTAAAAGGCGCAACATTTTCAGTAACTGCTTTAGCCGTGATAAACAAATCAGTACCGGGTATAATTTACGAATTGGCAGGCTTTGGTTCATCACAATCAAGAAGCCGAACAAGGCGCGTAAGCCGAAACCCTAATGCTAGTGAATCCTTTATCAACAAACTTAATGGTACGGTTAATTCAAGCGCATACAAAGAAAAAAGATTGATTTACCGCGCATCACAACAATTAGGTGGGCAAGTCAATGATAATCTATACGGTGTGCTTAAAAAATATCTAGGCAAAGAATTTAGGGGTTAATCATGGCGTTAAGTCAATATGTTGCAATTAACTTCTTAACAAAGTTTGATAAAAAGGGTTTAGAGCGTGCGACCAAAGAATTAAAAGGTTTTGACAAAGTAGTTGCGACAGGCTCATTTAGACTAAAAAGTTTTGCTAAAGCCGGCGGAATAGCCGCCGTTGCTGGTTTGGCTATATTTACTAAACAATCCATTCAGGCCGCGTTAGCCCAAGAAAAATTAGATAAACAATTACAACTTACATTAAAAAGCATAGGCCAGGAATTTGCTTTACCTGACGTAAAAAACTTTGTAGCAGATTTACAACGAGCAACTAATATTACTGAAGATCAATTAGTGCCTGCATTACAAAAATTAATTTCGCAAACTTCAAGTTTAGAATCATCTCAATATTTGTTAAGTAAAGCCTTAGACATTTCAGCGGGAACAGGCGCGGATTTAGATACTGTTTTAAATGCAATAAATAAGGCCGCAATAGGTAGTTACGATTCAATTGCTAAATTAGGTATTGGTTTTACAACTACTGAAGCCAAATCAATGGGCTTTATTAAGTTAATGCAAAATTTGGATAAATATGCTGGATCAGCCGAAGCACAAACCAAAACTTTTGCAGGCCAATTAGACGCTTTTAAAATCAGTGCGGGCGAGGCAACTGAAACGTTAGGCAATGGTTTTTTAATTGCATCTTCATACATTGTAACCGGAGAAGGCGATCTAAAAAAGTTTGGTATAGCGTTGGAATCAATTGCCAGCAAAGTAAGTGACACCTTTATAGGTTTTGGTAAAGTATTAAGTGAAGAAGGCGTATTTAAAGCCTTAATTACAAGTTTTAAAGAATTAGGTGAAGAAGGTTTTAAGGTAAGACAAAAACAATACTTGCAAGAAAAGGGTTATTTAGGTTTATCTCAGTTTGGCATTGATGCCCTTGAATTGCAATTAAAATATGGTAAACAAGAATTAACTAGAGAACAAATTTTGGCAAAAATACAAAAAGATATTTTGGCTAGAGAAAAAGCAACGACAAAAGAAAAACGCGCTCAGGAAGCCTTAGATAAAAAGAAGGCTGAACTTTCCGCAATGTTTGATTTGGAGAAGATTAATTTGCAAGTATCTTTATCCCGTAAATTAACTGCGGAAGATGAATTGCGTGTAAAGATATTGCAAAAATTAACAGATGGTACAACTGCGGCAGTGAATGAAGCCCAACGATATGCGGATATATTAAAAGTTATTGATGACGGTAAAATCTCAGATGCTGAAATTGCGACATTGGCTAAAACATGGGGTATCACAACTACTGAGGTAGTTCTTTACATAAGCAAATTAATGACCGCTAATGATGAATTGCGTAAGATGATTGGATTAGCAAGTCAAGTAAATGTTGGCACACCTAGCGTTGCAGCAACCAGCACTGATAAATATGATGTAATTAAAAAAAGCCTAGAAAAAGAATTTGTTTCAAGGGGCATTGAAAAAGGCGCGGCGTCAGGTTTGGCGGCTTCATCTGTCAGATTACAAGCCCAGGCCGATGCTTATATGGCTGCTAATCCTGGTATGTTTGATCCACTTACTGGCCTACGCCGCGTGCCATTAGCAGAGGGTGGAATTGTTACAAGACCAACAAATGCATTGATTGGTGAAGCCGGTGCAGAGGCCGTTATTCCATTAGATAGAATGGGTTCATTTGGCACCACCGTCAATGTTAATGTGGCTGGATCAGTTATATCAGAAGGTGAATTGCAATCTGTAATTCAGGATGCTTTGTACAATTTAAACAGAGCAGGCGCGGTAACTCAATTAACAAATTTAGGTAGATAATGCCAGCCGCTAAATTTAGGGCGGAGATTGACTTCTCCGGCGGTGCTTCCTTTGACCCCGCTTTAGTGCTCC